GGATCTGGCAGTTGGAGATGGACGTTGCCGCCATCTGCGCCCGGATGGCGCAGCGCGGCATGCGGATCGACGTCGCCATGTGCCAGCGCAACTACGACCGGTTGGTGGCCGAGGCTGACCTGACCCGAGACCGGGCCCAGCACGACCACGGGCTGAACGTCGCCAGCACCAAGGACTGCGGGCACTGGTTGCTAGGCAACCCGGACGCGCACCCGCTGATGACCAAGAGCACCGCCGGTGGGGCGGTGTCGGTGGACAAGGAGGTGCTGGAGAAGATCACTGTCACGATCCCCGGCACCGAGGCTGCTGCCGTCGCTGCCGCGATGCTGGCGGTGCGCAGCAAGGAGAAGATGGCCTCCTCCTACTTCAAGGTCTTCATCGACCGGGCCGACAGCAACGGCGTGGTGCACCCGCAGATCCTGACCAGCGAGGCGCGCTCCAGCCGGATGTCGATCCGCCAGCCCGCACTGCAGACGCTGCCGAAGGACGACTCAGCCGGGGTGCGCGGCGTGGTCATGTCTCGTGAGGACGATGAAGACCTGTTCACTAGCGACTACGACCAGATCGAGATGCGGATCGCTGCCATCCTGTCCCAGGACCAGGGGCTGATGAAGGTGTTCCGCGATGCTGACGCCAGCGGCGGTGACTTCTTCACGTCGATGGGTTCGCAGATCTACCACGAGCCCGGCTTCATCAAGAAGGATCCCCGACGCCGGATCGTCAAGAACGCCATGTACGGCACGCTCTACGGCGCAGGCCCGGCCAAGGTCGCGGTCACCGCCAAGATCTCGCTGGCTGAGGCGATCGAGACGCTCAACGGCATCTTCACCTCGTACCCCGGGCTGCGCAGGCTGATGCGGTCGGCTGAGGCACAGGCCAAGCGCGACGGGCACATCACCACGATGGGCGGCCGTCGGCTCGACGTCGAACCGGCAGCGGCGTACAAGGCGCTGAACTACATCATCCAAGGCTCGGCGGCCGTGCTGCTCAAGCGCACGCTGGTCGACATGGCGTGTGCCGGGTTGGAGGACTACCTGGTCGTGCCGGTCCACGACGAGGTCGTGTTCAGCGTGCCGAAGGACTGCACCGAGGACGTGCGTCAGGTCGTCGCCGACATCATGCCGATCCGAGACCTGCCATTGGAGATCGGCGCCGAGCCGTCACTGCCGATGGCACGGTGGGGCGGCGCTGCAGCCTGAGGATCGCCCGGTCCATCGGAGTCTGCTGCTGCCGGGGTGCGTATCCCGGCAGCCGGTAGGTCGGCTCTCCCGGTGACGCGGTCATCCGCGCCTGGAAGTCCTGCGCCTTCGGCTTGGCCTTGGCGGTGCGCGGGCCGGACTTCTTCGGGTCGCAGGTCTTCTTCTTGGTCTCCTTCTTCTTGCTCTTGGCCCCCTTGGCGGGCTCCTTCTTGACGCCCTTCTTGTCCTTCGCGCCCTTCGCGCCCTTGGCGTCCTTGCCGGTGCCCTTCTCGGGCTTGCCCTTCTTCTTGGCGACGGTCTTCTTCTTCTTGGCGGTCTTCTTCTTGCTCTTCGCCGGGACGCACGTGGCAGCCATGGGCTGAGCGTAGACCCACCTGGACCCATGGTATGATGTACATAGAGAGAGGGAGAGGGGACCGAGATGGCAAGCACTGCGTGGAGGAGTCGGGCGGCATCGCCCAAGCAGGTCGCAGCGATCCAGAGGATGGCCGACCAGAAGGTGATCAGCGGCTTCAACGAGACGCTGCTCGACCAGATCGCTGACGTCGCCAGCGGCCAGGAAATTACTAGCGGCGAGGCCAGTGACATCATCGACGCCCTGATCGACGCGCCCCGGAAGGCCAAGCCCTCGGCGGGCTTCGCGCCCCTGGTCTCCGGCTTCGGGGAGCGGAAGGCGGCGGCCGAGGAGGCTCGGGCCGAGTCCGACCGGCTGGAGGCTGCGGCTGCAGAGGCGCTGGCCGCTGCCGGTGGCAAGGCTGGGACCGAAGGCAACTGCATCAACTGCGGCCACGGCGCGCACGAGGCCGGGATCTGCCACAAGAGCACGTTCCACAGCCTGGGCTGGGACGACGGGTACAACGTCGTCTGCGAATGCGCGGAGTTCGTCGCGGTGACAGCAGCGCAGGACGCGGCGCGGATCGCCCACCGGGACGCCCAGTACGCACTGCAGATCACCTACAAGGCCGAGGACGCCGCCCGGGAGATCGAGCGGGGTGACCACGTCATCGTCTTCAAGGGCCGGAAGATCGCCAAGGGCTCCAAGGGTCAGGTCGCCAAGGTCTCCGAGGGCACCTACGGCTGGAGCGCCTTCCTGATCCTGGAGGACGGGTCCAAGGCCTGGACCGCATTGACCAACCTGAAGCACGAGGAGGCATGACCATGGCAACCCACACGACCGCCGCGATCGTCACCCGACAGGCTGCCGCCCGGAACTTCCGGCACGGCTACCAGGAGGCGCTGATGGACATCCTGACCGCGCTGGAGGACGGCGGCGAGGACGCCGTCCGGGAGTGGATCAGCACCAACTACGACGAAAAGGCCTACCGGCCCTGAGCGTCGATGGTACAATGGAGTTGCAGGACCGAGGGCAAGGAGGCCCAGACGTGACGTGCTACAGCGACCACAACGAGGACATTCGGACCAAGGGTTCGTGCGACTACTGCCAGGGTGAGGAGACCCAGACATGACAACCCAGACCATCAGCATCACCAAGGCGACCGTCGAGCACTGCCAGGCGACCGCGTGGAACAAGACCGGCAACCGCACCTGGGAGGCCGAGTGGTTCACCGACCAGGAGTCTGGTGAGGGCCACGACTTCGGCCATCGAGTCATCTCGCTGCGCGCGTCACATTACGACGGTCACTACCAGGTCACTGCCGGGATTGCGACGGCCATCGATCACGAGGGCTTCAAGGTCCGGCAGTTCAGGATCTTCAAGGATCCCCTGGTCACGTTCACCAAGCAGCGCGCCCGGTTCAGCCAGAAAACGCTGAAGGAGATGTTCGACGGGTACTACGACCACTTCGACGCAGAGGCGTTCTACGCCGCGCACGAGGTCGACCACTGAGCGCATGTCAGCATGAAGATTCTTGGAACGGGTAGCCTGAGTGGACCGGGTCGATCGGCGACCCGGTCCACGAAGGAGAATTTTCATGGGTAACACCGGCAAGAGTCAGTCGCAGAACCCGGACCAGGGCCAGGAGCAGCCGACAACGACCCAGGCCCAGGTCGAGGCTCAGCAGCGCAGGGAGTACGAGGCCCAGCAGCAGCGTGAGGCTGAGGCCCAGCAGCAGGAGACCAAGGCTGAGCAGACTGGCGAGAACGCCTGACTGCTTTGTCACATACAGTCATCAGAGGCGTGGGCCACATCGGTCTCGCCAGACAGGAGTACAGCATGGGTACCAGCGACAAGATCAAGAACGCCGCACAGGAAGCCTCCGGCAAGGTCAAGGAGACGACCGGCGACGTCACCAACAACCCGGATCTGGAGGCCCAGGGTCAGCGCGAGCAGACCGAGGCCAACGTGAAGCAGGCGGCTGAGGACGTCAAGGACACCCTGCGCTAGATCCGTTCGACTGCACCCCGGCAGCGGCCACGGCACCCAACGCTGCCGGGGTGTCTCTATGTCTCAATCATTCATCCCGCAACTCCCGGTTGACCTCGCGGACCTCTTCCTTCACGGCACTGACTGTAGCCTCGTCTGCCTTTTCGTCCATCTCTTGTTGTTTTACCTCTGTTCTTGCTGCTTGCCACCCGCTCCAGTGTCCTGAGACCAATGCCCACAGACTCAATGCTGCTACATAGGTCACCGAGTTGATCCAACCAGTGACGATGGACACCGGTATCATCACAATCCAGAAGATTGTCAACCATCCGTTGACTTTGCGCATAAATACCGCATCGCCTTGTACAGAAGCCCACAACGACTTGATCACGCCCACGGCTCCACAGTGAGTGCCGCTGCCGGGATGCGGCAAGCGGCCATTGTGTCCGACCAGCATGGTATCTTGTGTCTGCTGAGAGACCCAGCCGGGTCAGACGACAAGGAGACACATGATGGTGATTGATCTGGACGAGGCACTGGATATCCAGGGCCCGCTGCTCGCGAGCGGCAAGGCCACCGACGAGGGTATCGAGGTGGCCCGTCGCTACAAGCAGATCAAGGATCTGCTGGACACGCTGGAGCGCGAGAAGGATGCGCTGCGCGAGGTGATCCTGGCAGCGGCCGAAGAATTTCCGGGGGCCAAGTCGTTCCCGGCGGGCGACTTGATCATCCGCGTCAGCAGCACTTCCCGCGAGACGATCCCGGTCTCGCAGGTGCGCACCCAGCACCCGGAGATCTACAAGGCGCTGGTCGCTGCCGGACTCGTGAACAAGAGCACGGCGAGAACGCTCTCGATCAAGTAATCTGAGCCGTACCGGGTACGCCCCTACCCCCCGAGGGGGACGGCCCTGGAAGCAAGGACCGGGTCACACTTCCCCCTTTAGGCGGCTCGGTCCTTGCGCTGTCTGCATCTATGCCCCGGTCGGTACCATGCCAAACATGAGCGGATGGCTGTACCCCGAGAACCCAGGTGACTACAGCACCGACAACTTCCTGTGGGTCGACCCGCTGACCGTCATGGACGAACTGGGTCTGGACCCGGAGAACCCGGACGACGTCACCCTGGCCACCGAACTGGTGGCCGAGGCCAGCATGATCCTGGACTCCTACACCAACCACGCCTACGGCCCGGCCCGCTGCATCGCCGCCACCTACCGGCTGCGCGGGTTCCCGGTGCTGAACTTCAGCCCGCCGATCGGCACCGTGCACGCCGTGATCCGCCACCACGACAAGTGCCTGCCGCCCGACGACGTGTATCTGCCCGACGTCAGTGACGACGGCACGCTGAACACGATCAGCATCCGGCGCGCGCAGATCATGGTGCTCGCGCAGCAGGGCGTCCTGGTCGGCATGCCGACCAGCGTCGTACCCGCGCAAGGCGGTGCCAGTGCTGGAGTGTCCTACTGCGTCGACACCCCGCAGATCATCAAGATCTGCGGCGTCCCGCGCTACGCGATGCAGTGGGGTACGACTGCATGCGGCAGCAACTGTGCTGGCAGCGAGGTCTTCACGGTGCTCTACCGCTCGCGGGCCAACTGGCCGCCTGGGCTGTCACGAATCTTCATGGCGCTGCTGGAGGGACTGCAGCCAGACTCGTCCGGCGAGTGCGCCGTCCCGACCGGCACGACCTCGGTCACCCGGCAGGGCATCACCTGGTCGACCGAGCAGACCGAGGGTCTGATCGGCATCCCGACGGTGGACGACTGGATCTTCCGCAACCGCCGCAAGATCCGGCTGCGCGACCCGATGCACGCCGAACTGCTCTACACCCGGTACTACGACTGCGCGGCGGTCGAGCCGTTCACTGTGACGCCATCCGGCGCCTTCGCCGATGCGTTCGGCCTGGAGACCACGCCGCAGCCGATCCTGGTCGACCCGCTGGGACGGTCACGCCGATGATCTCGCCCTACGTCGTGGCCGCCCGACTGGCCTGCCACCTGGACGCCGTCGCCAGCCAGAACGGCTCCGGCCTCCCGGCAACGGGCACCGCGATCCAGCGCCGGATGGGGCCCAACATCTTCGCCTGCGCCGGAGTCAGCATCGGCATCACCAACGTGCAGGCCGCGCCGCCCCGTCCGAACTGTGCACCGGACCCGCGCTACGCAGTCGACGCCGCGATCGCCCGCACCTGCGCGGTCGAGTTCAACTCCGACGGCCAGACGCTGAACCCGGTGGCCGACATGGTCGCCCAGACGATGAGCCTGGACGCCGCACTGCTCTGGCAGTCGTTCGCGGACCTCGCGCCGCTGATCACCTTCCAGATCACCGGCGGGCTGGGCATCACGACGGCGGTGTTCACGGCGGGCGAGTTCGACCTGCCGATCTGCTCCTACCCGCAGACCCAGACGCTGGAGGTCACCCCGGCAATGGCAGGCGTATGACCATCACTGCCGGGATGCTGCTGACGCTGCTGCTCATCTGCAGTCTTGCGACTGCGAGAGTGACCCGGCTGATCGTGACCGACGAGATCTCGGTGCCGCTGCGACGACTGGCGTTCCGGCTCGACAAGAATTCTCGGCATGTCGGCTACATCGTGACCTGCCCGTACTGCACCGGCGTCTGGGCCGCTGCCGGAGTGGTCGGGCTGGTCTGCATCGCCATCGAGGCCGACGGCTGGGGACGCTGGCTCGCAGCGGCTCCGATTGCCATCATGGCCGTAGCACAGGCCGCGCTCTGGCTGACCCCGCGTGAGGTGGAGACGGCCAGCAACGCCTACATGGCACCGTGGCCCAAGGGAGACTGACGATGGCGACGCTCAACCCGATGTCGCGGTTCCGCCTGGTCAGGGATGTCGAGGACGTCCAGGAGTCGATGCGCGAGGCTGGCATCCTCCCGGCAACACCGATCGACCACATCCCTGGGTCAGCCAGCACCCGGCGAGACGCACTGGCCGCGTCGGCGGCCCGGATCGACGTGTCCGGCAAGAACAACGCCGCCGTCACCGCGTCGGTCGCGCGGTACGCCCGGCAGTGGCAGAAGACCGCCTGGGACTACTTTGAGGCGATCGGCGAGATCCGGTACGGCTTCACCGCCCTGGCGTCGGCAGCGGGCCGCGCGACCATGCTGGCCGGGATCTACGAGGACCCGACCAAGCCGCCGACCACACTGACCGCGATCAAGGACACCGACCCGTACTACGAGCAGGTCGGGCCGCAGACCCGCAACGCGATGGAACGGGCCAACTCGTTCCTGGCCGAACTGAGCCACCAGACGCTGCGCAACATGGTGCTCAACATCTGCGTGGCCGGGGAGTTCTACCTGACCTACATGGACGACGACTGGACGGTGCTGTCCAGCGACGAACTTGTGCCGATGGGTGCCAACGGCGAGATCGTCACCGAGGCCCGGATCCGCGACAAGCGGGTCGCCGTCCAGCAGTGGATGGTGCGCCGCGACCGAGGGCGGCACCCCGAGCCGCTGGACCCGGACGCGTACCTGGCCCGAGTCTGGAACGCACACCCTCGCTGGCAGCAGGAGCCGACCTCCTCGATGCTGGGGATTCTTGACCAGTGCGAGGCGCTGCTGCTGCTCGACCAGATGGTGCGCTCCAGCACCCGGTCGCGGTTGTTCGCCGGTGCGCTGTTCATCCCGGACACGGTCACCGGCCCGAACGAGACCGAGTCGGTCGAGGCCGACATCACCCAGGCCGCGCTCACCGCGATCACCCAGGAGGACGCCGCCTTCGGCGTCGTGCCGCTGACACTGACCGGGCCGCCCGAGGCAGGCGAGCAGATCAAGTTGATCATGCTGAGCCGGGGCATCGATGAGGACACCATCGCGCTGATCGAGCGGACACTGGACCGGATCCTGACCGGCATCGACCTGCCGAAGGAGTTCGTGAAGGGGCTCGGCTCGGCCAAGTACGCCAACGCAGTGATCCTGGAGGAGGGCATGTACCGGCTGCACATCGCCCCGCTGCTGGAGATGATCTGTGAGGCGCTGACCAAGGTCTACCTGCGCCCCCGGCTGCTCAAAGACGGCATCTCACCGGCGATCGTGGACCGGATCGTGGCCACCTTCGACCCGTCGGCGATCGTCACCCGGCCGGACCGGGCCCAGGCCGCCAACGACGGCTACGACCGCAAGGTGTTGTCCGGCGCTGCCTGGCGGGCCGCCCGAGGATTCCCCGAGTCCGATGCGCCGACTCAGGAGGAGCGCTTTGGACGGCTCATGTCCGAGAAGGGCGTCATCCCGCCGGATACCGCTGCAGCCTCGCTGGAGTACATGGGGGGTCAGGCGCTGGCAACGGCTCGGCACTACGTCGAGTCCATCAACGCCTCCGATGCGGCTGCGTCTGCCACCCCGGCAGCGGATCCGCGTGCAGAGGCGGCAGCCGCTGCTGCGAATGCTGGCAAAGGCCCTGGCACCGGCGCCAACCAGACCACGGGGCCCGGCGTCGCGACGCCTACGGCGCCCAACGAGCCGGTAGCACTGCCGCCGGAACTGACCGAGATCCTGCCGCCGGAGGCTGAGATGGAGAAGCCGACCCGGCCGAGGAATGTGGTTCCGGGCAGCAATCGGCGACCTGGCGAGATGCTGCCGCCACAGCCACGCTGAGGAATTCTCACGGGCAGTTGCTGACAACGACCCCGCTCCTGTTCACTGTGACCCAGCACAGCCTCGCTTGCTTGGATGGAACCGCCAGATAGCACCGCAGGACGCAATCCCACCACTGTTGCGTCCATGCACGGGCGTGACTCCCATCCCACAGGGAGGACTGAGTCCTTATGAGTGATGATGACACTCGCGAGGAAGAGCCCATGCTCCCCGGCCTTGCCGATCCTGACTTCAATCAGCGGATCGCCGAACTCACGCTCAACCTCAAGGACGCCGAAGTCGATCTGGAAGAACTGACCGACGAGATCGAGACGCTGTTCGATGAGGCCGACGCCGAGGGCAACCTTGAGTCGATGCGTCTGCTTTGGTCGCTGATGGAGGCCGTGCGCACCGAGCAGGAGGCAACCGTCGCGCCTGAGGTTCCCGAGGAGCCGGTCGTTGAGCCGGAGCCCGAGCCGGAGCCGGAGCCCGAACCAGCACCCGAGGAAGCCTCCTCGGAGCCCACCCCCACTACCGAGCCCGAAGAAGGGACTGCTGTGAGCACGAATTTGACCAGCGGCGATGTTCCGGCTGAGGCTGTCCCGATCGCGGCCTCGGCGACCACCACGCCGTTCCCCACCATCCGCGTCGGCGGTGACATCCCCGGCTACACCGCCGGGACTGTCCTGGGCGACATGGACAAGGTGCACGAGGCGATGACCGCCAAGGTCAACAGCCTGCGCGGCATGAACGGCGACGGCGACCACGCCCTCGTCGCATCCGTTCGCTACGAGAACGACATCCCTGAGGAGCGCGTCCTGCGTCCCGGCGATGGCGAGGGCAACGCCCGCAAGATCCGCAGCCTGATCGCGGACCCGGAGCAGTTGACGCCGCAGGCGCTCACCGCTGCCGGATGGTGCGCCCCCACCCAGGTGATCTACGACGTGGCCACCCCAGTCGGCACCAACAGCCGCCCGGTACGTGACTCGCTGCCGTCGTTCACCGCCGACCGTGGCTCCATCTCGTGGACCCCGGCACCGTCCATCGCATCCGCGATCAGCGGCATGACGCTGTTCAAGGCTGACGGCACCACGTACACCGATGCCACCGGCCTCACGGCAACCAACCCGGCTAGCACCAAGCAGTGCATCGACATTCCGTGTGGCAGCCCGGCATCGTCCGTGCTCGATGCGCTGTCGATCTGCCTCTGCTTTGAGAACATGGCCAGCCGTGCCTTCCCGGAGTGGATCCGCGCCAACACCGACCTCTCGCTGGTCGCCCAGGCTCGGTTCGCGGAGCAGTACTTCCTGTACCGCATGTTCACCGCATCGCCGGTCGCCGGTACCGCTGAGCCCGCCACGGGTGCAGCGACCATCGGTACCCCGGACGTTCCGCTCGGCGTGGCGCGCGACCTCCTGGTCATGCTTCGCCTCGTGGCCTCGCAGGTGCGCTGGAAGAACCGGATGAGCCCGACGGCGCCGTTCCAGGTGCTGCTCCCCTCGTGGGTTCGGGATGCGATGATCTCCGACCTGGTCGTGCAGACCGCTGGCGACAACACGCTGGACACCTCGTACAACGAGGTGGTCGGCTACCTGACGGCAGCGAACCTCAGCCCGGTCTGGTACATCGATGACATCCCGGCGATCTCGGCCTTCAAGATCACGGCTGCGACCGACAACTTCGATTCGCTGCTCGGCTACCCGGCCGACGTGAACTGGATGCTCTTCCCGACCGGCTCGTTCGTTCGGCTCGATGCAGGCAGCCTTGATCTCGGTGTCGTCCGCACCAAGGACGACATCCTCAAGAACAAGTACTGCACCTTCAGCGAGACCTTTGAGGGCATCGCCTACATGGGTCCTGCCGACAAGTCCACCCTGGCCGGTGGCCGCACCGCCGTGAACATCCTCGGTGGGTACGCCAACGTTGTCGGTCTGCCCGGCGGGTCGATCGTCACCGAGTGACTCACTCCCTGGTCCCCAGGAATACTGGGGACCGGGGACCGACCCTGAGAGGACACGGCAATGGCTTACCGCGACGGGGCCAGTAGCGTCCAGGGGATTCTGATGCGAATCACCCCCCTGACCGTTTCAGGCGCGATCGACGCAACGAAGCCGGTCCACTGGACCAAGGGCTTCATCTCCATCTCCTTCTCGCCTGAGGTCACAACCGGTGACGAGATTGAGACCAAGGCCGCTGACGGCTCCGTCTGTGTCTCGTGGAAGGCAGACGACAGCCTCAAGCGCATCAACATGAACGTCTCGCTGTGCAACGTCGACCCGGAGGCGCTCATGCTGCTCTCCGGCGGCAAGGCGATCGTGGACGGCACTGACAAGGCCATCGGCTACTCGTCGGCGCCGGTCGGCTCCACCGTCGGCAATCCCGTCTCGCTGGAGGTCTGGTCCTACCGCAACGTCGGTGGCAAGCCGGGCACCCCGCCGTACTGGCACTGGGCGTTCCCCTACGTCAAGGTCCGCTACGACGGCGAGCGCGAGTTCGGCAACGCGGCACTGGCCAACACGTTCACCGGGCAGGGTGTCGGCAACGCGGCGCTGTGTACCTCGGGTCTGCCGGGCGCCGCTAAGTCGCGCGCGGTCGGCAACACGGCCGAGTTGCCCTCGTATGGGTCCGCCAAGTACGCGGCGGCGCTGGTCAACCCGTTCTCCTACGTGGAGGCGGGCGACGCCAACATCCCAGCCATGCTGGCACCTGACGGCACCACGGTCTGTGTCGACTGCGCTGGCTCCTACTCGGCGATCGCGTGGAACGACATCTACACGATCGAGCCCGGCGACACCTGCTGATCGTTCGATCGCAACTGATTGCGAGGGCCCTGAGGAATCCTCGGGGCCCTCGCACTTAGGACGGAGTAAGCATGGCAGCCAAGGACGCACTCCAGCACTTGACCCGGCAGTCGGATGACCCGAGTGCAGGCTGGTTGACACCGGACCGGATCCGCGCGGCAGTCGCCCAGGTCTACGACGACCTGGAGCGAGTAGTCGTCGTGCCGCCGGTCATCCAGGAGCGACTGATCGCAGCACCACCGATCGGGCGCAGCAGTTACGTGTCGGTGCTGCCGCAGATCACACCGGAGGA